ATGCGGCGTTTCGACTACGTGACAACGGTGAAGCTCAAGAAAGAATTTACCAATAGCGAAGGTACTTTTTACAACCCCACAGGGGATGTGTATCCTAGCGCATGGCATTTCAAGGTGGAGCGAGTCGTGGTTAAACGGTCGTGTGTGCACGAAGGAGAGGATTTATTTTCTTTCCTGAAGGTGCTTGAAACGGATGACGTGTGGGAGTTTACCGAATTTATGGGAAATGCCGCACGGCAGCATGACAAGGAGCAAGAAGATGCTTATGTCAAGGCTGACCAAGTGGAAAAAGACTCTATGTGCGAACACTTTCGCATTGTTGGGCACTGTACAAAGTGTGCCTGCAATTTGAAGAAAGAGAGTCGAGAGACTGATCCTATACCTGTAAACCCTGGTATTACGGAAGAGTTGCATCTCTTGCGTAGAGAACAAGGCAATGTGAAGCCGTTCTCGGAGTTTTGGAAGGAAGCCCCGTGGTTCGTCAAGACAGCGTATACAATACATGGCGCTGCACATTTCTTGGCCCGTAGCCCCCCTGTGCAAATTGCAATGGGCGTAGGGCTGGTGTTGCTTGCAAAGCAGTTGTTAGTAGGTAATTCTCTAATAGCTCCGCAATCGGCGCCTACAGCCCCTGTACCCGACTCTGAAGAGCACGGAAATGCATGGTCTAAGAAGAAGATAACACGGATGCCTATGCCTCTAGCAAGAACAATGAAGAGTGCCTCAACGGACCCTACGGACCTGGTGAACTGTATGAAGAAGTCTATTATGGCTGCGGCCCTTGTATATACTAACAAGGAGGGCCTGCAAAAGCAACAGAATTTCAATATGGTACCCCTGGTCAATAATTTTTGGCTGTGTAATTGCCACTCTATCCGAGCAGGTGTTTTGAGAATGGCCAATGTGGCTAGCAATCGAGTTGGTATTGAATGTGTGGAACAACGCTTGTCAGAGAGCGACATTTACCGCATTCCGGATACAGATATAGGAGTGGTGAAAGTTACTGCCCTACCTGTGAAGCGAGGCTACCTGGATTACTTCCCGACAGGCTTGATTCCTAATGACGGTCTATACACTACGTGTGTGACCAGAGTTAGAAGAGACTGGCTTGCTGAGAGTTTTTTGAGTGGCGACGAGATGCCTTATATTGACAGTGCCATGGATGAGAACGGACTCCTAATGGAGTACGCTCGAATGTCCGAATTGAAGCCCAATGTTGCTATAGAGGGGAAGAAATATCCCGGCTATTTGTATCAGCATTCCGCATGTACTTTTGCAGGAATGTGTGGGTCTCCATATATTGTTAATACCAAAGGAACTGTCATACTCGGCATTCATTCAGGTGGCGACGGTAAGCACGGATTTTGTCATGCTATAACACGAGGGCAAATCATAAATGCTATCGAGGCTCTACGAGAAGAGACAACAGTCACATTTGAAGGCTATGTCACATCTCCGCAATATGGTTATTCTTTTGAGCAAGAAACTTTAATGAAGGACGGTGAAGAGGAGGACGATGTCCCCCCAGACCATCCGTTTAAGTTCGTGCCAGAGGAAGAGCCATGTGTGGTTGACGTTTTTGGACCTCATGACAAGGGCCGCCGTTCTTTGCGGTCCAATGTTCATGTTACCCCAATTAGTGATACTGTAGCGGAGGTTATGAATACACCTCGGGAGCACGGGAAACCGCGCCATATATCTACTTGGCGCCCCTGGCAACAGAACCTCATGAATATTATACAACCCAAAAATTTGTTGGATCCGGACGTGCTGTTAAAGGCACGTAATTCTCTCAAGAAACGGTCGCTGCACCTCGTTGACGAGCTAAAGTGCTCACATTATTTACATGTGTGGGATTACGATAGTTGTGTTAACGGGGTAGACTGTGTCAATGGAGCCGACCGCATATGCGTGGCGACTAGTGCCGGTATTCCCGTGTGCAAGTCCAAACGCGTTTTAGCGGAGGGCTATGCTCTTGTGGATGAATACGGCACTATAGTTGAACTTAAGTTGTCTCCTGAAGTGAGGGAACAAGTAGACGACCTTATTACCAAAGCTAAGCGAGGTGAGAGGATGTATACTTTGTTTCAGGCGCATGTGAAGGATGAGGCTACAAAGTTTACTAAGGACAAGTTACGTATTTTCGCAGGAACGCAGTTGGCGTTTCTTTTGGTCTGCAAAATGTACTTAGGTGGCTTAAACAGAATGTACCAGAACTATTGGGATCGTTTTGAATGCTGCATTAGCGCTAATTGTTATAATTCCGACTGGACTAAACTACACGATTCGTTATTTACCCCGGAGACTCGTCATAGAGTTTTTGCCGGTGACTACAAGAATTGGGATAAGTTTCAGAGTCCTCAAATAACAATGGCAACAGCTGATGTTCATATGGCCATACTGCGACATTCGGGGAATTACGATGACGAAGATATGCTTGTCGTTAAGGCTCTCTACACCGAATTTGCGTATCCTGTATATGAGTGGGACGGAATTTATTTTCAGGCTTACGGGTCATTACCGTCTGGCGTATTTGCCACGGTTATGGTTAGTAATGCTAACAATTCCATTCTGTTTCGCTATACATACATGCAGGAAGCGCCTGTAGAGGAGCTGGACAATTATGACGAGTATTTTAGAGCCAACTTTATGGGGGACGACAATATTGGAAGTGTTGACCCGCGCTGTACCTGGTGGAATATGCACAAACATCGCGACCACTTAGCCAAGGCAGGAATTACTTATACTTCTGCTGATAAGCATAGTGCCTTAACGGAGTGGGTATCCTTGGAGGATGCCACATTCCTAAAGAGGAAATTTGTGTGGAGTGATGAAGTGCAACAGGTTATAGCGCCCCTTGAGGAGGCATCTATCTTCAAGTCGTTGCATTGTTACATGAAAAGAAAGAATTGTGACGAGCCCATTGAACGTATATGTGGTTCGTCTGTCGATTCTGCGTTGCGCGAGTTCTTTCGGCATGGAAAGGAGGTGTATGAGACACGCAAGGCTCAGCTTGAGCGTGTGGCTCAAATACACGACCTTTTGCCGTATATCGCGTTGGCGTCGAACGATCGACTTCCTTCTTATGAGACGATGTTGACTTTTTACTTGCAGGGAGAGCCAGTTGCGGAGGCAATTGCGGTGGAGTGTCTGAAGTTTGAATAGTTATATTTATAATTAATAGAATAGAATAGAATAGATTGAATTTGTATTTCATTAACAACTTAGAAATGTATATATTATTTGTATGTATTTGTTATTATGTATTATATTGTATTAAGTGCATTCCCTTTTTAACCTTCTAACTATGAATTTATCGAATAAAGAGGAAAGTACTACTAAAACGTCACAAGAAGGTTTTGCACCACTGGCAGGTGCGATAGGAAATATGCCAAAATTATTCCACCAATCGAATGAAACCAGACTAGGTGTAACATTTAAGGACAATTCTACGTCCTCTACACACCAGACAGTATCATTTCATGACGTGGCCCCCAACACAGGATACATGATGGATTCCCAAATGGATTCCACAGCCGCGTTGCAAGATACAGGGAATACATCCCTGTCCGATTTTTTCTTGCGACCGATTAAGGTGTCCACACTAACGTTTGACCTAAACGGTTATAATATATATCGTATCGACCCGTGGTCGCTGTTCTTTAGCAACCCGCGGGTGATAAACCGTATTTGCAATTATAAACTGTTAAGGTGCAAGCTGCATGTCAAGTTTCTTGTGAACGGGAATCCGTTTTTTCACGGTCGTATGATGGCGTCTTACTTGCCTTATGCGAACGACGACGAAATGGAATATATTAAACTCACGTCTGGCGATTTGTCTATGCAGGTAATCCGCTCTCAAAGGCCGCACGTGTTTCTCGACCCGACACTTTCGCAGGGTGGCGAGATGGTATTGCCTTTCTTTTGCCGTACCAGCAACCTTGATATCCCGTCACAACAGTGGCAGGAAATGGGAGTGTTAACCATTGAGTCGTTGACGCAATTGCGCCATTGTAACGGAGGAACGTCGGGCCTCACTGTCACAGTTTTCGTTCATGCGACGGATGTGATATTGTCTGTGCCCACGTCTACAGAACCTGGCGCTTTGTCGCCTCAGTCATGCGAGACAGAGGTCGCTTTGCGATTCCAAGCGGACGAGACTGACCATGCAACAGGCGTTGTGTCCGGGCCCGCATCTGCGGTTGCCTTGTCACTGCGCATGTTAGCAGGAGTTTCCCCCGCTATAGCGCCGTACGCTATGGCCAGTTCTATGGTCGCGTCTACAGTTGCAGGCATATCCCGTTTATTCGGATGGTCGCGACCTAAGATAGCAGCCGCAGGCCCAGCGAAGGCGACTATAGAGTCCGTTGGCAATATGGCCAATGTGGATGTTCCTGACGCGTCTATTTCTTTGGGCTTGGACTCCAAGAACGAGGTGACTATCGACCCTCGTGTGGTAGGACTGGCCCCAACCGATGAAATGACATTGTCGTCCATAGTAGCCCATGAGTCAATATTCCATATTGCTAAATGGTTTCCGAGCGATACTGCAGAGCACCTTGTCACTAATGTGAGAGTGGATCCGCATCTAGTTCGTATAGACCCTGGAACACTCGATCGCATTTTTATGACGTCCACTGCCTATGCTTCGATGCCATTTGTATATTGGACCGGAACGCTCAACTTTAGGTTCCAAATTCTGTGCTCCAGTTTTCACAAAGGCCGCTTAAAAATCGTTTATGACCCAAATGAAATACAAGGCGTTGAGTATAATGTCAATTTTATGAAGATAGTTGATATTAGCGAGACAAGGGATTTCACAGTGTCTATACCTGTGTCCCAATCGCGCCCGTTTTGTAAACGTTTGGATTTCAACAATACTGCGGCCCAAATGTATAGCGATTCCGTCGGATTGACCCAATTGGACAAAGGCAACGGTGTATTGGCTGTACATGTAGTCACGCCATTGACAACTCCCTCGTCTTCTTCCCCTGAGGTTGATATTCTTGTTTCCGTGTCCGGTGGACCGGACTTTCAATGCGCCGACCCCGCCGACGACTATATCTTTTTGTCGTTGAAGTCGCAGTCTAGCGAGACTGAGGTTGCATTGCGGTTCCAGGGCCTCGAGGAGGACGTGACTGTAACAGATGGAACTTCTCCTATTGGGGAGCCACAAGCTATGACTGGCCTGGAAAGCAGCATTAGTGCCGACCTTGGGAAGATATTCTTTGGGGAAAGTGTTATAAGCTTCAGACCACTAGTGAAGCGTTTTATACACCACACTACCTATGGACTACCTCAGGGTGATAGCGGTTCGAGATACGCTTTCATTCGGCGTTTCAGCGCTTTCCCATTCAATAGAGGCAAGGTCTTTAATGCCATAATGAGGGTACCGGCGTCTGGCACGAAGCTATACGACTATAACTTTTGCAATACTACCTTTCTTAATTACCTGTCATTTGCGTATGCAGGATATAGAGGAAGTATAAGGTGGAAGGCCGTCAGCAACGTGGAGACCCCTATGCGTATAACGAGAATAGTGGACGATTCGTCTTTTGCGTCCATTACGGAGACACTTGAACCTTTGACAGGCAACGTTGGACTGACAATATACGCCGCTAACGCGTTGGTAGCAAAGACGTCGGGCGCCTCAGGCGCTCATTCGACAGTAGGTGTGACACAGCCTACTAACGAGGTGGAAATACCGTTCTATTCGATGGATCGGTTCCAATTGTGTCGGAAGGAGGACAGAACTTCCAGTAGTTACTCCAGTAACACGAAGGTCGACGGAGTCGACTGCGAATGTATTTACGAAGGCTCGCAAAATGTATATAAGCCTGTAGATGTATACGCAGCCGGTGGAGACGACTTTTCTGTCCACTTTTATATCGGACCGCCCCCATTGTACTATGATTGGGAGCCGCCTCCGGTATAAACCAAGTCCCGCAGTGAGTCCGCGGGCCAGTAGTGTTCTTTCTACTGCGCTAGTAATAGAGTAAACCCATGGTTTCAACCCTGCTACTGGCGGGGGGAATTTTCCCAGGGATTCACATATTTATTACTAGGTTTTGCAACAGAGACTTATTTTGCAAAAAAAAAAAAAAAAAAAAAAAAAAAAAAAAAAAAAAAAAAAAAAAAAAAAAAAAAAAAAAAAAAAAAAAAAAAAAAAAAAAAAAAAAAAAAA